AGTATTTTCAGTTGCTACTTGCTTTCTATAAGATTGCAAATAACTTTTAGAAGCATTTTGAATTTCTACAGGTAAATTTTCAAATCCTTTAGTTGCTTGCAAATATCCTTTTATTTTAGCGTCAAATAATTCTAAATCGCCTTGTGATTCAAGAGCAATTCTAGGGATGTTTGCTGTATAGTCATTCTCTAACCGAGCCATAATGCCTGTAGTTAAAGATTGATTAAATTGCGCGTTTCCCCATGCAAATGAACTGCGCTTTTTAACTTCCCCAATAACTGTTTGTCCGGTTTCAGGATCAATTGTAATAGCTTCTTCTACAGCCGCAGCAGCTTGTTCTGGCGCGTCTGCTGCCGCTTTAGCCTTACCTATGCCCACAGCAAGCTGGCCTACCTCTGAAGATAAACCTGCTAATGCTTTAAATCTATCGCCAACAGTATTGTCTATGCTAGTAGGGGTAAACTTACCGTAAAAGCCAATTGGTTTTTGTGCCATCTTTATAACCCTTTATGTTTTTCGATCTTGAGCAGCATTGTATGCTTGTCCAGTTTTTGCAGCACCAGAGAGCAATGTACTAGCGGCTTGAAGATTACCTGCACTTCTTGCAGTTGCACCTTGGCGTTTAAACTGAGCTTGCTTTAAACGAGAGCTTAAACCAGCCATGCCTTCACTAAGACTAGCTTGTTCAGCAGAACCTAAAGCAATACTAGCAGGAGTACCTTCCATGCCTATGTTGCCAGCAGCTAATGCAGCATTGTTAGCAGCTAAGACTTTATTTAGTTCTTGCCTACGTTGTAGCTCAAGAGATTCAGCAGCAAGCTTTTCCTCTTCTGCGGCTCGATTCATTTCTATTTGCTGTGCTTTACCAGCGTTTCGTTGTCCCACTGCTGTTGTAACAGTTGAGATAGCAACAGCCGCTACGATTACCCACATTGGACGTTCTCCGATTCTAAAATTTGTTTACCAATTTCTTCTGGGTCTGTAAGGTCTGTAGGATGAAACCCTACCCAGACACAATCAGTTTCTGCATAGATAATGCGTTTAGTACCTGGTATTGTTTCACCAATAAAAGGCGCTTCAATTTCTTGTTCACCAAACTGACTTGATACTTTGCACTTACCTTTCATCACCATGTACATGTGACGAGTCTTGTGCAAAGCCCCTACAAGGCAAACGCCAGCGGGAATAAACAATTCTCTAGCATACAGGCCATCAGAAAAATGATGCTCTACAGCTAATTCTATAGTGTCGCTAGACTGAAGCATAGACTGAAACTTATAGATGTTGTCTTGAACTGCTAAATTCACGATGATTCTACCTCGTATTCAATAGCCTGTAGGTGTAATGGTGCTGGGTCAGGTATGGTAATTGTCGGAACTACGTCTATACCCCAGCCGTTACCACCATTGTTATCTTGAATAATACCAGTTCTAATCTCAAAAGGTGTGCCTAATGGACTATCTGCTGAGTCACCAAAGTTTCTAATAGGTACAGGGTTGCCGTCAACGTACACACCTGCGCTCTCATACACTCTAATGTTCATGCGTGTGATCTTCTTCTCTCGCATCGCATTGGGCGCAGTCGCGCTTGTAGAGGTGTTTAAAGGCATGGGTACTACCTTTACTACAAAGTTTAATCCAATTTCTAGGTTTAAGTTGCCACTTGATAGTTCTTCAGCAGTTAACGTAATAGTGCCTGTGTTAGACACTGTACGCTTATCCAGGTTGTTGCCATTGCCTATAACGCTCACAATGGCCCCGTTAAGGTGTTGATGCCCTAGAGACACTGTAGTGCTAGACACGTTATTAATTTTAACTGATGCGTCTAATAAATGGTTAAAGCTCCATCGGTCTAAAGAGTACCTAAAGTTAATACCATCGGTAATGTACCGAGTAACTACATATAGCTCGTTTTTAACTACAGAGGCAGATACTAGTAACCTAGGTATTTCTACATCACCAGTAAAATAGCCGCTTTTAGAATTAATGTAAGACGTAAATCCATTAATGTCCTGCGCTCTTACAGTGTTTAATACAGCGCCATTACCATCTTGGTTAATAATAAAGACCCAGTTAGAGTCTTCTGCTGTAGTGCCTGACAATACTGCTACGTCTTGCGGTACATCAATTAGCTGAGATGATAAGACAGAGATGTCATTAGAGGTATATGCGTCCTCATTAAAGTTAAACACATATTGCCGTAATGTCTTACCATTCTGATCAACAAACAACGTAGCGCCATCTAATGATTTAGCTTCTAAGTAAGACGATCCATGCTGTGTCTGGGATATAATAGACACTGTAGTAGGGGTATTACCTTTAACTAAGAACTCTGCGCCTGTAGTAAACACCTGTAGGCCACGATCAGAGTTAATGTCTACAATCTCTGTTTGACTGCGAGATGTAATGTTAAGAAACATACCTTCATCGTCATCGCCCTCTTCAAAGAAGAAATCAAAGAATGATCCTGCTTTAGAAGCAAATAAGCTTTGAGTTTTAGATTTAGCTCCACCTAACCATAAACGGCCTTCGTGGAATGTACCCATCCTTGGGTAACCACGATTCGCACTCCAAACATCTTCTTTTCTAGGTGAACCTTGCTGGTTAACAACAAAAGCAACTGTATTATTTGCGCCTTGAGTATCCGAGGTTGGGAAGCCTGACCATTGCTCAAAATTTTTGGCTGACTCTCCAGATACTTGAATAACAAATGTTGAGTTATTAGAAGACGTAACAGTTACTCCAGAATCCCCAAACACAGGCATGTCTTGTAAATTCCGCTGTACACTGGCTGCTGATGAAGCGGCACTTCCGGTGCGAGTTATGGTTTTGCTTATTACGCCTTCCACATCTATTTGGAATCTATCGCCTTCTGAAAAATTATTTAAAGTCATTGTTGTTTGATAAGTCACCGGAATAGGACTTAAAGCATCGTTATAATCATATTGAGGAACATTAAGATAAGGAATCTCATCAATAGCAAAAGAATCCCCAGTATTAATAATTCTTTGTGACGCATAGTTTTCATGAAACATAAGCATCACGTTTTCAGTTTGGACATCACGAACTTTAGCAATTTCAGTAAACCTGTACGGAATAGACAAATTAGCGACTAGCACAGTCTCTGTAATTGTTTCGTAAGGGATTCTGTAAATAGCTAGGTTGCCAACAGGAGGAGCGTTAGTGGCGCTATATGGGGGTTTTGAAGTGCCTCCACCAGTAGCTACGCACAAGTAATGCCTATTGTCTTCTACACTAAAATCAAAAGTTTTAACGTCAGAAAAGCTTAAATTATCATATTGAACATTTAATGCACCTATAGATACATATTGAGTTGCTCCACTCCAAGCAGCAGCTAGGCGAACTAGTCGCACATAAGGCGTAGCTACAGTGTCTGTAATTTTTACTCTTAAAGATTGAGCTTCTGAACTGACAGAAATGCTGCCACGATCAGTCCAAGTAGAGTTATTAGAAGATGTTTGTATTTTAAAAGATGCTGTATTTGCGTTAACAACAGACAATTGAATATTAAGCACATCAATAAACATCATGCCTAAAGTGGTAGCACTCATATCGTAATGAGCAACAACGTACTCGTTAGCATCTATAGCCGAGGTAGTAAGTGTTTTAGTAGCTGGATTAAAATCATTTATATTAGCAACAGTACCGCCTTTAGGCATGGTAGCTGTAAACTGGCTGCTTAAATATGGCCCTATAATGTTAATAGGCTTATCTATATGTTCAGTGCCAGGTCTTCTTTTAACGCCACCCTGCGGAACAATGACTACGTTTTCAGCAGTAGATAGACCAGCATAGTATTGCTCTAGGTCTGTACGTCCACGCAAAAGCGGTGAAAGTTCGCCACTAGCAAAGTTAGTTTGAAGAAAATGGGATTTAGGCATTAACGCCTCACATTAATAAATGGCTGGCTTCTAAGCGGTTCGGTAGGATATTGTTGAGAGTCAGTATAACGCGCCATACGAGAAGCGTTTGTATACTTACCCGCATTAACTTCGGCTGACGCTGCACTATCTCTAATAGATGGTGCAAAATCCATAGCCAAAGCGTATTCAATCATTTTAGCAAAGTAGACAGGCCACTCGCTTTCAGACACGTTAGCAATGTAGTCACAATACAAAGGGCCAGACGTATTTGCATACACCTTATTACCATATATCCTGTATTGGATTGCCGGGTCTAGTTTAATAAGAACAAGCATATCAGTAGGTAACTGATACACGTTTTGATATTCGGTGCCAATTGGAGTTTCTGTAGTTAATGCTAACTGCGCTTTACGCCTAGCAAATCCCCACCGATGCTTGGTAAGTTCCATTTGGACAATGTTGTCGTACA